ACCATTATAACATCTGAAATGAAAAGCACTACTTGGATTAGTCCAAACATCACACCATAGTACAGAACCGTAAGCAACAACAAGAGCCCGAAGGCTCCTGCTAAGATTTTCTTAATCATTGCTCGCCTTTTAATACGTTAAAAAGAGCTAAGACCGCTAAGGTACCTTGTGATACGGCCTGTTGAAATACTGTTGTTTCGCCTGTAACTAAAGTGTTAACGAATAAAAACGACCAACACAGCAATGCAATAATCCATGCTACCATTTTAATTACCTCAAAAATAAATTAAAGGCCTAACTTAATAGGCCCGTATAAATTAGTAACTCTGCAGAATGAATTTGAAATTATCAGCCAGAAGACGGTTCATTTCAGTGAGTGTTTGATATTCTGATGTATGATTGCGAGTGAATGCCAGAGCCAATTGACCTTTACCATAACCAGTAGTCAGTGGTTTCATGTTCTTAGCTGCAACAAAGATTACATCATATTCAATATTGTTAGTGTCCATGGTACGGGCTAGTTGCGAACGGCCTTGACGAATGTGAGAAAGAATTGCATCCAACCCTTGTTTAGAACGTTGACGTCCTACAAAGAATCGTGCTGCTACTTGTCGCCAATCGGATGAACCTTTAACAAAGAAGTAAAAACCTTCACGAGAACGAAACTCTTTAGAAACTTCGGAACCGTATTCGCCATTACGAACTACTGCAACAACTTCACCACCAACTGCCAGAAGGTCTTTACGAGTTAAATATTTGGACATGCTAATTTCCTCAATTGATTAATGTTTTTGTAATCCATGAGAGCATTATACTCTGCTCTCAAGAGTTTGTACAATTTTATTCGGCTATATCAGAACGTTCAAAAAGCTCTTCAACAGTTAAACATTCAGTGTCATCTTCAATAAAGAATCGAGTCCAACACGTCGGGGCGATACAGTTATGAGTTTGTCCGGTGATAGAAGCTACACGAATAAGCTGCTGACCATTATTCAGAACAAATTTTTCACCAATTTCAACATCTTTAAAAAGCTTAGCCATTTTGTTTTCCTCATGTTTCAGTAGGACTACTATACCATAATCCTACCTTGTTGTAAACAATTAAATTACATTAAAATATGTTAAAGCCAACCATGTTCCAGTGAACGAACATGCAATGTAAAAACCCGTATCACAAATTGTTCTTAGTACAATAAGAAGTGCATTTTTCATAAGTACCTCAACACAATTGAAAATATTATACAAATCATTGGGATACTAAGCAACCATATTCCGATCCACATTTTAGAGCTCATATCTCAACTTCCACGAGTTCCATATATCCTTTGTTGATAACCTCTTTAAGGTCTTTAGAAAGAATAACACTAAAATGGTCGTTCATATGTCCATTAACTAAATGAGTTATTTCGGCTTCAGATGACATATAAGGCACGTCCGAGTCCTAATGAGATAGACCCAAATGGGTATAAATCATCCCTTCGTCATCTGCAGTGTTGTACATTGAAACAAATTCGCCTGTTACTTTATGTTTTGCGTAGAAAAATTTAAATTTCATGATGTTATCCTCTTTTAGATAGGACTACTATATCATAGTCCTACTTAGTTGTAAACACTTTATGAAATTAAAGATGAAGATACCACCCGTTGTAGTTGCTCTTGCGGACGATTTTCTTTAGGTCTTCATGGTCTCCCACAAACTTTATAGAATAAGAGAAGACGTCAGGTGAGGTTTCTTTGACATTCAATATAATAATACAGTCAGCGACTCGATGATTAAGGAAGGGCCCTATATTGATTCCGTTGCCACCCGGATAATCACCACTGTATCCTGTGGTAACAGAAATCCATTTAGAATCTATCTGGTGCGTCTTGACTTCGACACGAATTCCACAATATTTGGGATGGGCTAACACGTCCCATGCATACGTGTACGGGTCTTCTACATCTTCAATACCTTTATTAACATATCCGTCTAGCCAATTTGCTACTACATACTCTGCAAAGACTGCAACCTTACAACGTCGAACTACATCTTCTTTGTTTTGGTCTGGATCTTGTTTCAACGAGTACCGAGCTGTATCAGCAATCTTAACCTTCATTTCACTAGTCAAAAACTCATTCGACAGGATAAATGTCGGAAGACTCTTCAGCCTCAACAGTCCCAAGTTCGTCTTTACCATAGATACCTCTGATGTGTAGTTCGCCAAAATAAATGCGGTCTCCTTCTTCAAGATAGTTAGCATCTACCGGTGGGATTTCAATAACAACTTCGTCGCATTCTAACCAGCCGTAGTGTGCATCACCAGGATGTTTTACCAATTTAGCACAATAAACTGATTTACACTTATGATGACCACGAATATTAGCAATTTTGGATTCTGATACGTCAAATGGATGAATCATAATTACCCCTAAAGAAAAAGGGGACCGAAGTCCCCAATTATTATTCTGCAAATAATTCAGTAACGTCTGAAATTACTTCATAACGACAAGTACGCATCTTAGCATCACCATAGTCAACTGGGATGGATACAACATCACGTGGATGAACTTTAACCTTAACAACTTTATCTGAGCTTGAACCAAAGTGGCGAATATAAGATTTGGCACAAACGTGGAGACCGCGAGAACAGGTTTGAGTATCATCGTCGTTAACTCGAGTACGAGGCATTGAAACAACTTTACCTGGGGAGTTATCAAATGTACCACTATAGCAGTCTAAATAGTCTTTACGAACTACTTTCCATGCATAAAAACGCCCATCTTCAGTGATTTCAATATCGTTTGCAACTAAGAAGTCGAATAAACGCTGTACAGCTTTTTCGCTTGGGTTTTCTAACAGGTTTTCAAGGAACGGCAGATAGAATTTAAAGTCTTCGCCTTTTTCCATAGAATCAATAATACGGTTAACCAGTCCTGAACGAATTTCTATACCTTGATAAAATAAACTACCACCTTCAATAGTAACATTACCGTCAACAAACTTAGTAATAGCTTTCTTGATGTTAATAAGTTCGACAGCTTTACTAAGGTTTCCTGCGACCAAATTAGCTTTAATTTCTTCAAAATTTGCATGACTTGATGGGGTCGCATTGTATGCTACGCGTCCTTCAATGATTGAAATAAATTTAGATGATGCGTTCCATACGATTTCTGGACGATGACCTGTAATAATAGGTTCATTATTTTCTTGGACTTGTTCTTCGTCTTCAAATTCAGCGGCTTTCTCTTCAGCTTTAAAATTCTTAACAATCTTACGAAGAGTGTCAGTGGAAATATTGAAGTAATCAGCAATTTCCCGACGGGTCCATTGGCCTGATTTAACCAGACCGTAAGCTTCTAACTGTTCTTCTTGAGTCAAGCATTTAATATTGTACATAATGTTTCCTTATTTGGCTGCTTCCACAGCCTTCATGAATTTAACGATTTGAGCGACTTGTTCTTTAGAAAGAGTACCACGTCGTCCCATGTAGTCTGACACAATATGATAATTGGTTTCGAATTCAATAACCATTTTATCATCATTATCGTAAGCATTATCTTTAAGCTTATCGAAAATTTTAGCACACAGTTCTAACTTCTTATTCAGGTCTGTATTAGTAGCACCTGCGAATCGATTCCATCCCCAACGATTATTTACTGTTGAGAGTTTTGCAAAGTCTTTACTGATTTCTTTGTTCTTAGAGCTAAAATACTTACTAAGGAAGTTAAGCTCTTCATTACGAGTAATATGATTCAAATAAGGCTGTGCTCTACGACTTGGTGATACATACTCATCATAATCCACTTTATCGATTAGCGTAATATAGTCATTAATTGATTTTTCGAACAAGCATTCTACTTCACCAAGTTTACGAACTTTCTTAGCAATCTGTGGACGAACTACAGTGAACTCTTTAATATCTGACAAATCAGCAATACGGGTCAAGAAATTGGAGTCATAGTTCAACCAACCTTTATCTGCGTCAAGACATTCAGCGTTAGAACGATTACGAATTACAACATAACCTTGAATCTCATCAGCTTTACCGGCCGGAATAAAGAGATCTTCTGATACCCAAACATCGTTTTCATTCTTAAAGAATCGATGAGCACTTGGCGATTTAGGACGAGGCTCATTAGTCCGTTTCCTGACTTCAATCCATGGCTTAACGATTTGTAAAAGCTCTGAAGTCTTGTACATGTTAATGTTGTCGCCATCAAATATAACTTTAAGGCGTTCCAGAAGTTTCATTGCATCTTCGTCTGTAGGGTCAACGAATAGTACGCTTTTACCAAAACCGCGTGGAACTTTACCAGTTAATTTAACCTCGTCTTTAGACATTTCAATTGAATTAAGAGCTCGCATTAATGGAACGCGTCCCTTAACGTCGTCAATAACAATTTCAACGTTTTTAATGTTAATGCCAATCAGACTGTTAATTGAAATGGTTGCCGTTGAGCTACCACTTTCACGAATACGACGAAGACGAGGGGATTCAACGATATCGTATACGACGCCAAGATTACACCACTCAGGCCCCATTTTAAAACGTTTGTACAACTCAGAATAAGTTAGTTGTTCTTTAGAGTATTTCAGTGATTCAATATTAGACCCGGCCTTTTCCATGTATTTGCGAGCGGTATAGCCAAGAGAATCAATTTCACGGAACACATGACGCGGGTATTTACAATCAATCCATTTCTTAGAATCTTCAGCGAACAATTTAGCATCGATTTCTGCAACGCGTTTATGGATATTTGCTACTGTACGTTTATCAAATGACAATGCTTCACGAGACGGGGCTACATCTAGTTCACCCATAGGGAATTTAATATAAGCTGTAGTGCATCGCGTCATCATCCATGTTTGTTCTTTAATAACACTTCCGATTGGATATACAATACCACCATAAACAGCCATGATATTACCACGTTCACCCCATGGAGCTTCCTTGGCCAAATATACATCGTCAAATTCAGGGAAGTATTTAATATCTTTAACACCACGAACTTCTGCAATGTCACCTAGAGGACGCATAACATATGCAATTTCGAATGCGAACTTTTCAAAATCTTCTGGGTTAACCGGTACAACTACTTCTACACCCGTACGGTCATCAGGGCCCATCTTATCTACAAAGGTTGGCTTAATTTGTGGACCGCTGTCATCTTGGTAGATTACGTAACCACGAACTTCACCGTT